CTGGATGTGCCCGCTGACGATATCCAGCTTGACGGAGTTGGCTGTAGTGCCGCTGCCGTCCGGGGTGATGTAGCTGCCGTCATCAGCGCTGATAGCCATCCACTTGGTGCTGCTGGTGCCTTGCGAGTTGGCAGCGTCTGCGCCATTGTTGTTGGCCATGACCTGCAGCTCGCCGTACACAGTGCGGACACCACCGGCCCACTCCCACACATCGCCGACAAGGTCAGCAATACCGCTGGGGCTGTTGTCGTGGTACCAAGTCAGCGGTCCGGTGCCGGTAGCGGTGCGTCCGGTCTTGCCGCTGTCGTCATAGGTCTTGATAGCCTTGTAGAACTGCTCCGAACTGTGCTTGCCGTAGTTGTTGTTGCCCAGCGGGATAAAGCCCTGCATCTCGCAGATGCGCATCAGCAGACCCCACTCCATGCGGGTCATGCAGTGCCAGCCGTCACCTTTTGCCTCGCAGTAGCTGCGGGCCTGGTCAAAGTTCATGCTTGCGGCAGGGTCAACGCCGGGCAGACTGTACGCACGGCCATTCTGCACGATGTTCAGATACTTGGAGATGTAGATCTCGTCCACTTCCTGCCCGTTGATGATAAACGCCGGGAACAGTGCGGTTGATTCGCCCATACCCAGCTGGGCATAGGTCATCTTCGGGATGCGGACCATAACGCTGGGCTTGCCGGCGTTGTCCAGCAGGATCTCATTGTTCGGGCAGACCGCTTTCAGTGCGGTTGCCATCAGGTCAAAATTATCAGCCATAGGGGTTTACCTCCTTACTCGATGCTCCACAGCGTCAGCGTCACGGTGTTCATGTCCAACGGCAGCGGCTCCCTTGCGGTTGTCTGCTGCGGGGTATGGCTACCGTCTGCATCGTCTGCCGCCTCGCCGGTGGTCGTCTCCGCCGACGTGGCAGGCACTTCCTTGTACTGGCGGGGCGGGATGTCGATCTGGGCTACATAGCTGCGCCCGGCAGCAGCGCCGATGCACAGCGCCCCGTCCTCGTCAAAGCACACATCAATGTGTACGGCGTAGTCTTCCTCGCGTTTGGCAAGGTTCAGGGTCAGGTCATCGTCAAAGGTGATCTTGGTCTTGTTCACCTCGTAGTCGATTTTCTGGCCGGGGTTCTTCTCAACGATAATCATTTCATGTACCCTCCGATCACAATGTAGTTGATGGTGGCAGCGGTGGCGCTGCCGGTGTAGGCGACCTTAAAGCCGTTGGACAGCTGGTCGCTAACCTCGATCTGACCGAGGTTGCCTTTCACATTGCTGGCCTCGGTGATGACGATATAGTCACGGCTGGGGCGCTGCATCTGCAAGGCCACAGTCTTCTGACTGTTGTTGAACGGGTACGGCTTGGCGGTGTTCGTCAGGTTGATGCTGCCGCGCTCCACATCCCAGCCCATCTGGCGGGCGTAGTTCAGCAGCAGGCCATAGCAGGCAAACAACTCCCAAATGCCGTCCTCTTGGTTGGTAAAATGTGCCGCATCCTGCGGCGTACCCTGCTGCATCACAGTGCCGGCGCGGGTGATCTGGTAGGTGCCGTCATCGTTCTTCGTGATGTTGAAGCAGTTGCTCGGATTCGTCACATGGTCTTTCCACGGGGTAGGATTATACATTTCATTTCACCTCCTGCTCGGTCACGGTAAAGTCGAACCAGTACAAGATGCCCGTCTGCCCGGTGTTGACCGTGATGCTGCAATTCTGATGTGCCCACAGGGCGTTGTCAGAGTTGTACAGCTCCACGCGGGTAACGGTCAGTGGGGTGCTCTCGGCACTGATGGTCAGCTGCGCCCGCACCGTGCCGTTGGGCAGCACCGCCACATCGGACAAGTCCGTTTTGATGTAGGTATTGCCGACACGGTACTTGGCATAAGCGACACGCCGCTTGATGTAGTTCCGAAGGTCGGTAAACCCTGCACTGTCAATCATGGGTCATACCTCCTAAAAAAGTGATCCCGGCTCCAGCCCGCAGGGGGTAGCCTCAAAGCCCGCGCTCCCGCTGGCTGTGTCGGTCATAAGTACGCCGTCAAGGATAGACCCCTGCACTGCCGCAGCGGGGTGTGTACCCACCGTAGCATAGCCCGTCATGGGGCTTGTATAGGTCTGTCCATCTTCGGCTGTGGCAACGGCCACATTTTCCCCGGCGATAACGCCCTGCACGGCAGGAGCCGGGAATGTGCCGGCAGTCGGCTGGCCTGTCAGCGGCATGGTGTACGCCTCGCCGCCGTGCTCGGTCTCCACCACTACAGGGAAATTGTAGATCGCTCCCTCCCTGGCCTGCACCGGATAGGTACCGCACAGGCGGGCCGTGTACACGCACCATCCGCAGCCTGTGCGGATCTCGAAACGGTGTGTGCTGCGGAACATGATGCCGTCCAGATGGCTGCGCAGACTTTTGTACAGGTTTACCGCCCGCAAAAGGTCTGCGTTGTTCACCGGCACGGCGGGGGTCGATGCGTCCAGTACAATGCGGAATGTGTAGGGGTTGCCGCCCTCCACATAGTCGAACCATTCTTCCACGATGCTCTTGGGGTACACCGATTGAATGGCCGCCTCAACAGCGCCCTTGGTGCCAAGGTGACGGTGGATATAGAAGCTGGATTTCAGCAGTGCCCGCTTCGTTTCCAGCGGGTAGTCATAGCCGTACCAGTCCACCTTGAAATCGTAGGCCAGTATGTCCAGCAGTGCTTCATCCAGTTCGTCAATGCGGGGATAGATGGCCGCTTTCTCGATCTCGCTCATGCGGTCCGAAAGTTCTTCAGCCACAACCTGCCCCAGCGCTATCATGCGCCTGTCATTGCGCAGTACGGGCGGCAGCGCCCGCAGGAACTCCTCGGCGGTGGGGGTATTACTCATCTTCATACCCTCCGCTCGTCACGGTGCGGCCACGCAACTTACCAACCTGCGGCACGGTATCCGTCAGGTCGGCCAGCGCCACACGCCCGCTGGCATCGGTAGCCACATTGCCGCTGTGCAGCTCTGTGTAGACAGGGCTGCGGATAACAACGCGCTTTACACCGTTCACCATCATACGGCGGGTCAGTTCGCTGGGGTTGATGTCCCGGCCCAGCTTGCCGGCCTGCCATTTCACATAGGCATCCACGGCGGCGTTGACCTCGCTCTGCACATCAGCGGCAGACGGGCCGCCGCGGTTCAGATAGTAGGTCGTGTCAATATCGTACTCCACCGTTTCGGGGTCTTCCACCAGTACATGGTCGGTCAGCGGGCGGGTTTCATCGGCGTTGCAGGCAGCCAGCACGGCATTCTTTACTTCCTGCCCGGCAATCGTGCCGTCTTCCATCAGAACATAGATGCGCACCTCGCCGGGGGTCGGGCTGTTGGGCAGCACATCGGCAATGTCATTGCTCACGGCTTTGGCCTTGGCAATGTAGCCGCCTTTCGGCCGGCAGTGGAATAGTTGTCCTCACTCTGGCGCAGCTGCTCGTAGAACTCGTCATCGGTGGGGGCATCGCTGCCGCCGCCGCTCTCGGTCAGGTTGGTGCAGCTGGTGTAGTAGTCGAACACATCCACAATGGTGGCGATCTGGCCTGCAAGGTAGCCGTTTCCCGCTGTGCCGGCAGTCATGCACTCGGCTGTCACATCGCCGTGGGTCTGCCCGGCTGCAATGTAGCGGTCCTCCACGGTAGCCCAGAACATATTCTGCCCATTGCTCACGCGCGTACCTTTCGGGATCAGCACAGCGCTGGTCTGCGCCTCGCTGATATTAAACCGCATCGTCACGGTGGAGGAGGTCGCGGCCGGGCGCGTATGCTGGTAGAACAACTCGCCCAGGGCATCAAGGTTCGCGCCCTCGGCGCGGCTCGGTATGTTCTGGTTTCCCGCATGGTTCAGATACACCCTTTCCTGCAAAATGATGCTTGCGACCCATGCAATAAAAATGCGTTCCGGGCTGCTGGGCTGGGCGCTGTGGCCGACAATAGCCTCATAGGCATCCACGAGCGCGGCCTCCAGCTTGGTCGTGTCGGTGTCCACGAACTGATACAAGGGGTTTCTACTCATCTCGGATATTCACCTCCACGGTTGGGATTAGATGCGCCGGGTCGTTCGGGTCAATCTCAAAGGTCGCCTGCACAAACTCGGCGCGGGGCTCGCCCTCCTCTATGGCTTCTTTGAGGTCTGCCACCATCAGTGTAGGGGCAACCGTAATCGGCTTGTCGATCCAGCTCCCCGTCAGGCCGATGCCCCGGTGCAGGGGTATGTCGCCCTTGCGGGTCTGGATGATGCACTTGATGTTCTGCAGCACGCTTGTTACGGTGTCGGTGCAGTTCAAAAGCAGTTCATCGTCCGGCAGGGCGCTCACAAGGTAACTCATTTTCAGCCCTCCTTACTGCGCCAGATATTCCATCAAGGTCACACTGACGGTGCAGTGCGTCCATGTTCCGTCCTTGTCGGTGTGCTTCATCTTGATGGCCATACTCTTGATTACCCAGCGCCATTTCCCGTACACGGTCCGGCCCAGCACCATGGATACCGGCTGTCCGCTGCGGATGTAGCCCCACAGTATGTTGATGGCACTCTGCGGATACACGCCCAGATACTCGGACAACTCAATATCAAAGGTGAGCTGGTCGGGGTCCATGCCGGTGTACTCGAGGCAGGCACTGTTGTTGTGGCGCTGGTGGATGGCGTACCGGGTGGATGCGCTCTCCACAAAGTTGCTTACGGTCAACACCGTATCAGAGCTGACCTGAAAGATAAGGTCTCCAAGGCAGCCGACAATCATGTTTTAATCGCCCCCAGTATCACACCATCGCCGTTAAAGGTCGGCAGATACAGGCACGCCACGGTCTCATTGACCTTTGGCAGCCAGTAGTTCACCTTGGCCCCATGACTGTGGGCGGTTTCATAGCTGGTATGCACCTTGCCCTCACTGTCTGTCCATGTGGTCGGCGTTTTGGTGGTATTTTTCACTGTGCAGTCACCGTCAACATCGTGGTCGTGCTTGCCGGCAGTGGCAACTGTAACAATTTCCCCGGTTCGCTGCAAAACAGGCAGCCAGCCGGATACGATGTTCTCGTCCTTGAAAATGACGCGGGCGGCCAGATTGGCCTTATCGACAGCCGACACGGTGCCGATACGCAGTCTGGTTACTTCATCAGCCATCAATATCCCTCCAGTATCCTGCGGCCTGTAACGGTTGTTGTAAAGCCGTTTTCGTTGATTGTGTGCTTTGCCTGTGTGCAGATATAGCGTCCATCCCAAAAGCCGTAGCCTTTGACACGGATACCCACACCGGCCACATACCAAACATGGCCTGTGTGGGTAAACTGTACTGTCTTAGAAAATTTGTTGTGCAGCCGAAGGTGCTTTTCAGCCATCGTTTTGGCTTCGGCCACGCTGCCAACCTTGGCGTAGAGTTCCAACTGCTGGTTAGTCTTGGCGTCCTCGTCATAGTCTTCGGTGTAGGCCGTGTACTCAATGCAGGCACCTGTGGCGGGCTCAACATAGCTCACACGGCAGCTGGCGTACTTTGTGTCGGCAGTCTTGGTGTCCAACTTCCACTTGGTAAAGCTGGTATCGCGGTAATCCGCCTCAATCACAACAGGCCGCTGCTCGTAGTCGCTCTGGTCGTAGATGACCAGTTTGCCTTTGGTGGCCTTGATGTTCAGCCCCGCATTGGTGCAGAGCCGCTGCAAAAAGGTGATGTCGCTGGTCTTGCTTTGCTCCACGCGGTCATAAAAGGGGTCGTTCGGCGTATCGAAGAAATATCCCATGCCGTTCGCCCCTGCAATTTCTGCAAGGATCGCGGATAGGCTATAATTCTCCCACGCCTTGGATTTTTTGGTCTGGCGTATCTGGCTCGTAAACGGCAGGCTGCAAGCCTTGATCGTCACCGTGTTCGGTGGCCCGGACAACGAGACGGAATCAAGCTCAAATTCACCGCAGTCAAGGAACTCCTCCACATCGTAGCCGTTCCAGTAGTTTATCCAGATCTTGGCGCGGATTTTCAAGGCATCCTCGGCAGCGGCGTTCACCATTTCGTTCAGCCAGCTTTTCATCCAGATTTTATCGCGGTCCTGCAAAGTGACCTGCAAATCATCGGATACGCCGTCATCGTTGTCGGTGTAGGTCGCGGTCAGAAAATACGGCGCTATATCATCGCTGATATTCACGCCGTCAAACCACATCAGCAGTTTGCTGCGGCGGGCTAAAACGCTCATGTGTCCACCTTCTTCCACGGTACCATCCCGGTCGGTTGCTCGCTTTCCGTTTTGGCTTCGGGCAGGGTCAGTACGATCCCTGCCGAGAAAATGTAGGTGTGCAGATACTGCTGGTTCAGCGCCATCAGCTGGTCTGTGGCAGCCACATTGCCAAAGATTTTATAGGCGATGTCAGGCAGCCGATAAACCGCATGCGGAAAATCTGCCGCGTCTGGTCGTTTTCAATGGTCGAGATCCACGCCGAGATTTTACCTTCCTGCTGGGCGATCTGCTCTTTCAGATAGGAAATGCGTTCCTCCATGTCCACAATGGCAATGGCGAGTGCGCCGACCTTATCGCTTACACCGGGTGCGCGGGGCATACCGTCCAGCGGGTGGGCTGATGGGATGGCAGCCATGCGCAGGTTGTACAGTATATCCTCGTCCTTTTCCAGCTGTGCCCGCAGCTGGTAGTGTTCGCTCAATTCCTGCAAAGTCATGGTTTCCTCCCAAATCATGTTTTCTTGGCGGTGAAGCTAAGCTGCTCGGCCTGTTCTGCAGGCGGCTTTTTTACCTCGCGCACCTTGTAGGCCCGGACACCGCCGAACCGCTCCAGCAGGTTGCATATAGCCTCCTTGGTGCCCAGCGCGTCTTGGTCGCCGCCGTCCACCAGCACGGTCACGACAAGCATTGCGCACCCTCGGCAGCTTCTTGCAGTTCACTGACCGCCTGGCAGATGGCAACCATGCACTTCGGGCAGACATCCACGGTTTCGCGTCCCTCGTACAAAGCGTTATTCCTGTCCATAATGACGGCAGGCAGGATCTGCGGATGCTGCACCGCGCAGCCGCAAATATCACATTTATAGAATACCATCTATTTCACCTCCCGTACCAGTGCAAAGCGCATTTTCTGCTTTGCGTCCGGATATTTTTTGGTGTCCACCGGGGAAAGGAACATCGCCAGAGGTCGAGCCCACACCTTGGTCGTGTCTTCTGGCTTGCAATAAATGACCAGCAGTTCTGCGGTCTCACTGTGTACTGCCACAAACAGGACCCGGTAGAAGTCGCCCTTGAAGTGCCGGTACAGCTGGCCAATCATCTTGCGGTTATACTCTGCCGCGCGTTTCTGCGCAGCAATTCGTTTATCTTCCATCAGTTTCACTCGCTTTCCAATTACGAATATCTTCGACGCTTAGAATTCTGATAATGATATACTCTTTGTCCGGGTCAGCACCCCATTCCGGCACACCGTATTTTCCGAATTGAATCGTCACCATGAGACACGCCGTAGGGCTGTCCTGCCGATAGCCCGCGCGGATTTGGATAGGGAATATTTTCAGGTGAAACGGGTCCGGTATTTCATTTTCGGGTGCCCTGCCACGAGCGCGGAAAAGCCTTTCTTTCCAGTAGTCCGTAGGCTCACGGTATTCCTCGCGCTTTTCGCCCCGGCAGATCATGTCGAACCACTTTCTTTTGATGGGGAGTGTCAGCATCACATTCACCTCACTGGTTGAAACCCTTGTATTTTTTCGTGCGGTTTTTGACTTCGTTCGTCCGGGAATCGGGCATCGGGTCAAGGTAGCGGTGCTTTTTGGCCCGCTCCTTGATGATTTTGAGCGTCAGCTGATAGGCTTTCCAGCGGCGGCAGCTGCGCCGGCAGCCGATGCATCGCTCCGGGCAGTCACGGCAGGGCGCGTTCATTTTGGGATGATGATGGCCGTGGTGGTGGCGATCTCGCCAGCCTCACCCATCACCAGCATGGCGCAGCGTCGGCAGCCCTGCATATACCACGCGCAGCTTGATTCAAAGCAATGCTGCTTCAGCAGCGGACAAATTTTAGGGCTTTTATCCTCGTTCATATATCATCGCTCCTCCAACTGCCGATTCTCGGCAGATTTTTTTCTTCTTTGCCGTCCAGTATCGTGAAATTCACCAACCGGCACCGCACACCTTGGTTGCTGGGCGAAGCATAGGCATTCAGATACAGAACCAAGTCGCAGGGGCTATTCATCATCCGCTCTGCCTGACGGCGATTATAGCGGCAGTTGTTCTCAGTGCTGCGGATTGCCAGCTGAATTCTGCCGTCCGGCAAAGTCTGGATGGGTATGTACGCCGACCTGTGCGGGTCAAAGTACCGCATCCGCTGCATCTGCTCGTACTCTTTCTGAATCATCTTCTCAAACTGCGGGGCAACTTTCGCACCAATCAGAACGCGGGTCTTATTGACAATGTGGTTATTCATCGGGAGAGCGGCGGCAAATAGGACACGGGTGTTTTTCAGCGTGACTTGTTGCATTTGTAATCCCTCACCATCTGGATGACATCATCAGCGGTCTGCCAGCCTTTTACCTTGCCGTTATCGCGTTTGCCGTCCACGATGACACCCATGACCTCCAGCAGACCGCACTGGCCGCCGTAGTGAAACGGGCTGCAAACAGCATCCCACACCTTGCGCCCATTTTCATAGACGGTAATCTGGCGGCCTGTGGTAAAGCATATCTGGCGATCTTCAAACTGAATGCCCATCTCGGTCAGCTTGGCGGCCAGTTTGTCCATTTCGGTAGCCAGCGCCGGGGCATCTTTCGGCTGGCTCATGCCGGGAATATTGCAAAGCATCTGTCATTTCTCCTATTCACCGTGGCGGTGTTCCATTCCAATAGGGCTGTCATCCTCGATGTGCTTTTCGCGTTCGATTTGCTCACCCTCACGGAATCCCATCTGATAGCCCAGCCCCACGCACAGCACGCAGGCAGCCGTCTGGATCAGCGCGGTCACTACAATCGGTAAAATCATTTCTGCACCTCCTAAAAAAGTGCGGATTGCGGCCGAATGATTAAAACTGGTTGTAATTTGGTTCTAAGTTTATTCCAAGTTTGACGCAAGTTTTTCAAAAAGCTATCGTATAACCGTTCAAAAAACTATTACGGTCAGTTCCAAATTTCAGCGAGTTTTACACATGTTGTACGCAAATTCAGCGCAATCCGCTTAAATTTCAGCGTAAATTAAGCGTTTCAGCAAAAATCACTTCGGATTCCGCGTTTTGCGCAGCCCTGCGGCGCCGGGGCAACTTGCCCAGTGCGGAATACGCCCCAGTTTTCCGCCGTCTGCAGCAGGCGCTAAGACGCGCCCACGCACAGTCTGGCCGTCCTTGGTGATAATGGTGTCCGGGCCGTCCGCGTCTGGCTCGTAGGCCCGCACCATCGCGTCACAGGGCATCTTTTTCCCGGCCACGGTGGTAATAAACACAATCGGCTTTCCGCAAGCCTTGCAGTTAAAAACCATCATTTCACATCACCTCGCAAAAGGTCAGCCGCCTTGTTGATGACGGCGCATCCGTGGACAGAACAGTCATGCTCCATCCCACAGCCGAGGCAAGCCTCCGGGCGGCGCTCCACGGCCAGAATATCCAGTTGCCGAACCAGTTCTTTGCTGGGCCGTTCCAGCGGCTTGCAGCAGCTGTTGAGGTTATCGAAACCAAGGTCATTGATTTTCATTTCAGCGTCTCCTATCTGCGGCCACGCCGCTTGTCGATTTCATCCGCCAGTCGGTGCAGCAGGGCCACGGCCAGTGCCACGATTCCGCCGGCAAAGGCCGCAGCCCCCGCCACGATGCAGAGAACCGCAAAGGTAAGTGCCATCTTCAAGAGGGCGGTCAGAATTTCAAGAATCACCGATACCCACCTCCAAAAAAGTCTTGCTGCACTTTCAGCGCTGCCTGCTGGCGGGCGGCATCAGAGAGAACATTGGTAGCAAGCGCGTTGACGCGGGCTTTGCGTTTGGTTTCGACCTTGGCCTTGTGAACGCTGGCCTTGATGGAATCCTCAAGCTGCCGTTCCCACAGGCGGGCGCGGCTGTCGTAATCGTCATTTTCCTGTACGATGACGACCTCTGACCGCAGTGCTTGCTCTGCGCAATGGCGCAGCCTTTCAAAAGCGTACTGCTGTTCATCACGGCTGCCGCTGCCATTCCACTCATTGAACTGGCGGTAGTTCTCCACAGTTTCCTTGTGCAGCCTGTTCAGACGGTCACGGCCAAAGCCAAGCGTCTGATGGATCGCAAGGGCGAAGCAGCACCACATCGCGGTTACAGTCTGGTCGGCAGCCATGCGGAGCTCTACCTCACGACGATTTTTTGTGTTGCGGTTCAGCGGCACCCGCATTTCAGTGAGGCAGATGCCATCTAAGCGGCGCTGCATTTCCGCGATACCGGCAGCCGTGCCGTGTTCATCAATGATGGCGGCGATTTCTTTTTGCAACTTTTCGGCATCCCCGGCGATACGCTCCATGCGGTCAGCACCGACACCGAACCGCTGA